ACATACACAAAATGCGGATAGCCAACCAAGCAATGCAGGGCATCGTCCTCAATCGTTGTGTCAAAGGTCAAGCAATGCACCTTGTCACCGTTTGGCGTTTGTATCGTGCGGAGCACATAAGCAAGCTGATGTGCCACCCGCAGGCTTTCGGTGCGCCCTCCGGCTCTGCTTGGGTAATAAATTACATCAAACACAGGCTTGTGCTGGGCACGGGTGCCCATTTGTTCCGTATGGTTTGCTGTAATCGGTAGCACATTAAAATCACTGTCTTTTAGATCCTGTTTGATAGCGCCGCCGTGTATGTGTGCTTTTGGAAAAGCACGGTGCAGGGCAAGCGTTACACCGTCATATACTTGGTTAAAGTTTATTTCAGCCATTGAATACCTCCCGTAATAGCTTATCAAGCCTTTTTTGTAACACGGCAGGTGCAATGCGTTCCAGGTCATCCTCCGACAGCGTGAGAAAATACTGCCCGTTTACCCAACCGCTTTTAAGCCGTTTGCCGATGGCAGGAACAAACCGCCCCGGCGTTTGCCTATGCCCAAACTCCACATAACTTGCATACTCAACGGGGTTAATAACCCGTATAATGTAGTAGTTGCCCGATTTTTCAACCGGCAGGCTTTTTGCATACGCACCAGGTGCGGTTTCCTTGCCCGCAGTCCAGCCTCGCCGTAGTGTGCCGCCCTCTTTGCCTGTTTCTTTCGGATAATCGCCCACAGGTGTACGGGGGATAACCAAAGCAAGCAAACGGGCAGCCAATTCCTTTGAGGCATCCTCACAGAATTTGTTTAAGTCTATGCTTTGCAGCTTTTGCAACCGTTCTTGCAGCTCCCGCAGTTGCTCAAAGTCTGCATTGCCCCAGCGTGCCATTACGCCCACCCCTTGAATATCTCAAGCGGTATTTCCTGGTGTGTGCTGTAAACGGCGGGCTTGCCGCTTTTCTCGTAAACAGCTGTTGCACCGTTTTGCGTTACCGTGATTTTGGAGCCCTCCGGGATAACAACCGCACGATCAATAAAAAGCGTTATGCTCTGTACGATATTGGCGGCATTGTTTTCCGGCTGGGTTGCGTTCACGGTGTCAAAGGAAATACGGCAGGGCTCGTCTGTGTAGGTGTCAACCTCACCCACAACAACACGCCCGGTGTTTTCATCGGTTGTGTCATTATTACGCACTGTAACCGTGCATTTGCCCCGCCACAGGCTTTTTATTGCTGCGGCATAACTCTTACCGCCTACCATACAAACCGCCTAAAACGGGCAAATAAATACGCCGGGGGGTTAATAAGGCTGTTAATCAGCTTATCAAACCTTGCCTCCGGCGTGGAGCTGCCATCGTCTGCGCCCGCAAATTCAACGGAAACATCACCCTCGGTAATCTTTTTAGCGGGGGCTGTGAAATCAAAGCCCTCATCAAGCTGCCCGGCTGTTTTCTTGTCGAAAAGGAAAAGCCCGGCCGCCATATCCACCCAGGTATAATGTAAGCCGTCCGGTATTTCCGTGCGGTTGATATTCGCCTTAATTTTCTCGGCGGCACGGTTTATGGCATATTTTACTGCGGCATCGGGAGTATCGCCCGCAGGCACGGTGTAGCCAAGCTGTGACAGCCTATAAACAACATCATTGTAAATATCCATTGGCTGCACCTCCCTTTGATATTAGCCCCTGGAGTAGATCCTCGCAATGGGGATGGCTTTGTGGTTGATGTAGGAACGGTTTGCCGCCTGTGCCTCGCCGGTGTGAACAAGCACCCAGTTTGCACCGTTGGCAAGTTCTGCATCCGTGGGGGAGTTGCTTGCCTGGCTTGCCTTTTCGTAGGAAATACCAAACGGGGCAAAGCACTTGCGCTGGCGAATATAAAGGGTGTCCTGGCCGCCGTTCTTTGCCGGATCTCTGTCCATTTCATACGGCGTTTTTGCACCAATATCCTCGTAGGAAATAGCACCCTTGCCGAGTGCAAAAGTGGTGTAACGGGTGCCGAGCACTACATACATATCAGCGGCAAGCGTCTTGCTGCCAAAGTACGGGGTAACGGCAGAGAGCTTGATCTCACCGTCAGCGGGGCTGGCGCTGTTTGCAACAACCTTAACTGCGCCCTCGGTGCTTGCGGTAGCCTCAAAATAGCCCTCCTCGGCGGGGAGGTCATCGTCAACCACAACGAGCTTGCCGTTCCAAGTACCGAGCTCAAGGCTGCGGGAAATACCGTCCTTGTCGGTGTACTTGAGGCGCTCAATGAGGTTGAGGTTTTCAAGGCCGGTGCTTACATCGCTGTGCATAAACACAAGCGAAAACTTCTTTTTGTTCGCACCGCAGGCTTTGTTGGTTGCGGAGTTGAGTGTGGTTGCCGTCATAGCACCGTCAACCTCTGTGGTGTGCTTTGCAACAAATTCTTTGCTCTTGGCATCGCCACTCATAGCAAATACGCCCTTGAGGACTGCAAGGATCGTGTTCTGGTCGAGCCCGTCCTTGTATTCGGCAATCTGTGCGGCAACGGCATCCATAAAGTCCTGGCCGCCCGTAATATCGTAGCTGAAATCTCTTTCAACCCACGCCTTTGCACGGCCGACTACAACAACGCCCTGCTCAAAAGTCTTGAGGGAGGTTGCGGTAATATCGGTCTGGCCGTCATAGTTTACGGCATCACCGTCAAGCAGTCCACGCATAGCAATACGGGCGTAGCCGGTGCCGTCCTGGTTTGCAAAAACGCTCTTAATATCGGGGTTTGCGGCAAGTGCTGCCGACTTTTTGATCTCGTTCATTTTCAAGTTGGGAACGGTACCAACCTTGTACTTGAAAGCCTCGGCGTTAAAGCTCTTGGCATCAAATTTCGTGTTAGGCATAATTCTTACCTCACCTTTCTGTAATTATTTTTTTTATTCGAGCTTTGCTCCGGGGTTAGCCTCAAGATAAGCGCAAAGCTCATCGTAATTCATATCTTTTGGCTCTTTTCCGGCTGCGGGCGGTGTCTTGCCACCTGCGGCGCCGGGCTGCATACCCTTAAACTGCTGTGCGTTTCCGTCAGCGGTGTTAAAGAGAAATGCGGTAGCATCGGCTTTTGCCAGCGTGTCAATTTCAGCGGCAAGCCCCTTGACGGCTCCGCTGTCATCCAGCTTGGCATCCTTGAGGAAATCTGCAAGCAGCGCCTTTACAGCGGTGTTGTTCTTTGCACCGGCAGCGGTGAGGGCAGCCTCAACGGCGCCATCAAGGCGTACACGGGCAAGCTCTGCCTCATAGGTCTTTTTTGCCTCTGCGTTCTGGGTTTGCAGAGTTGTGATCTGTTCCTGCAAGGCCGCAGTATCGCCTGTTGACTTTTTCAAAGTTTCAAGCTGCTGATCCCTTGTTTTCACATCGTCCTCTGCCTTTTTCTTTGCGGCGTTTACCTGGTTAAAGTCTGCTTTTGAAACAAAGTTTTTGCCAATTTCAGCTGATACCTTGGCATCCACCTCGTCCGTATAGCCATCACCAAGTATGTTTTTTAACCACTCCAACATTTTGCTTTACCTCCTTATGGTAATTAGTTGCTTTCCTTGTTTTCCGGCAAGTCCCGGTAATGCAACGCCCCGCCTTGTATTCCGCTGGGGCAAGCGGTATTTTTGTATGAAAAAAGCACCGTGCATTTTCAGCACGATGCTTTTAACAACCGTTATGGAATTTATGAGGGGGTTAGTTTGCTGCATAGAGATCATCGTATAGTTTTTGGAGCTCTCGGCCTTTTTCGTTAAGGGAATAATCAGCGTTAAAACCAACCTCGGTAATTTTATCATCGAGGGCAAGGAGTGTATCGTCCACATCGTCAAGCACCTCAACGCTATATTTTTCTAATAGTTTTCTTTGTTCATCGGTAATATTCACGGTGTTACCTCCTTTGCCTTTTTGCTCTTGTGTATGGGGTTTGACTGTATCAGCGTGCCGGTATCGGGGTTAATAGTAACCGCCGCCGTTTTGCCAATAAACCTTTGGCTTTTGCCGTTTTCGTTTATGCGTATAGGATCCACTCTTTCCGGGTGGGTTATTGTGTCAAGTGCCTCGGCAATACTCACGCCGTTACGGCGTTGCTCAACAGAGCCAATGGTGCGGGCAATAAAGTGATCCGATTTTCCGGTTATTGTTATACCGTTGCTCGTGTTCTTGCCCACCAAGGCGCTATTTATGCCGGTGCTTGTTTCCTTATACAGCTTGAAATCGGCAAGCGGTGTAAGTTCACCGCTTTTAATTGCTCGTGTGTAAGCCTTAAAGGGCCGCCAATCATCACTGTATTTGAGCTTTTGGAAAGCCTCAAAGGTTTTGGGTGCATTGCTGCCGAGCCATTCCTTGTACCGTTCAAACTGCTGTTTGTCGCTACTTTCATTATACCCCATTTTTCGCAATTTGTCAACGGTACCGGAGCCATAAGCGGCATCCTGCATTGCTTTCCACTCATTGTATGTGGTATCTTTCGGCAGCTTGTAACGCTCACCGGTTTTGGCATCCCGTGCGTACCGTTCGCCCACGCCGTCCATATCGTCAAAATAGGGGGCGGTGCAGCAGCGGCACCAAGGGTGGAATGGTGGGGCGGTGGAGCCTGGGCGGTAATCGCTCATTTTGAACACCTTACCATCCATATCACCGCAGATGTTGCAGGTCTTTGTGTCAAGCGTGCCGATAATGCGGTATTTTTCAACGCCCAGCTCGTTAAAGCAATCTTTTTGGGCTGCGCTTGAAAAATAAGCGCTTTCGGTCATTACCACGCGGCCAGCATTTTGCTTTGAAACATTAAACCGTTTGGATATTGCCGCAATAGCCTTGTCGGGTGCCTCGCCCGTGGCAAGCATACGGGTAAGCTCCTGGTTTACGGTTTCAACCAATTTGGTTTTATCCGTCCAACAGCGTGCCGTAAAGGTTTGGTTGTCAACGGTCCAGGGGCGGGAAAGCACCTTTTGCACCGTTCCGGAGTTAAGGGCTTGCAAAGTCCAGCCCACACCCAAACCACGCTGCACCTCAAAAGCGGTGTGGTAATAGCTTTGTGTATAGGACAGCTCCGAGGCATCGGTTGTGGCTTTTACTCTTGCCTGTGTCAATGCCTCGGCCTGCTGTCTTAACTGTATTTTAAGGCTTTCAAGGCGGGATATATGCACCCGTGCGGAGGCGTTTTCAAGTTCTTTTGCCCACGCACCGCTTATGGCGTGCTCCTTGCCGGCCTTAATGTACTGCTGTACCGTCCACTTAAACTCTTTGAGCTCGCCGGCGGTAAGCAGCTTTTGTGCCTCGGCGTAAGATATGCCGCCGTTATTGTCGGCAAACCTTTGATACCAGGCACGCATTTGTGTATCAATCTGGGCTATGGCGGCATCAAACTGCTGCTCCAGATTTTTTACATATTCGTATGATTGATCTTTTAGGGCGTCCTCCATAATTTTAAGGCGGCGTGCCCAATAATCGGCGTTATTCATTCAAAGCACCGCCCTCCGGACCGTTGCCCGGTGGGGTATTCTGCCCATTGCCGCCTGCGGAATTTTCAAAAGCGGCACGGTAGGCATCTGCCTCCGCAGCTGCCGCCTCTTTTTCGGCTTTAAGGCGTGCAAGCTCCTCCTCCGGATCGTCCACCCACGGATGCTGCTTAACAATGGTTTCATCGCTGATAATGCCCTTTGATTTTCCGCAGTTGTCGATGGCCTCCGTTTCGTTAATGAGTATATCACGGTTAAAAATAACCGTTACATCCTCACCATCAAAGTTGCCCACGCCGGTATTAGCAAGGTGGGCGTTGACGAAAAAGAGCAGATCCTCAAAAGCGGCTTGAAATTCGGTTTCCATACCGTTTGCATCAAGGTCAATATCAGAGTACATTGATCTTATGTTCATTTGGTTTGGCGTACCGTTCAGCCGGTCATCCTTGGCATCGTAGCCCCTGGCGTTCTCAATTATGGCCTTTTTCAAAAGCTCCATAACGGCCTTGTAGTTTTCGGCTTTTACCTCAATTTCCAGGGTGTCAACCGCACCATCGGAGCCGTCCGTTGTCCGTACCTTAACAGCACCGTATGTGGCAAGGTTGCGCCTAAATTCGCCCAAGTCCTCACCGTCATAGTTGTGTATAACCAGCACGGTGTTGTGCACATCCTCCTCCATAGAGTTTACAAAGTTGGAAAGCATAAGGTTAAGGGCATCCTGCAAGCACCGCACACGGCAGAGGAGGGGGAGCTCCCTGTGGTTGGCCTTAAAGCAAACCAAGGGGATCCTCGCCCAATTCAGCGCACGGGGCTTTTGGGTTTTGGGATCAACCACGGTAACATAGGAGCCGGAGGCTGCATCGTTGTCAACCTCAAGCGTGCCATCTTTCCAGACAAAACGCTCAACGCCGCCTGCGTGGAAAACCTCCACCTTTTCAACAATGCTCTCGTTGCCTTTTTCGTCATATTCGTAAATGGGGAAAAAGTGCACGGCACAATCAAGATCGGTGTGTGCGGTGTCGCTCCAGAACGGCAGCACCTCGTGCGCTGGGAGCATTGCAAAGGCAAGCGTGCCCTCGTCCGTATAGTACGGGAACACCCACGCCTTGCCGCCTGTCAAAGCCTTTTCGGCCACAATACGCAAAGTGCGCTGTGCCTTATGCCCAAACACCTTTGCAAGCGCCTCACCGTATGCGGCGTTTTTGGTGTCGAAAGTGACGGGCTGGCCGCAAAGGTAATTTGCCTTTTGATCCACCATTTTTGCGTATTGGTTATCAATAAGGCGGTTGTTTGGCAGGTTGTCAACCTCTTTAAGCTCGCCGCCCTCGCCAATAACCGTGCGCTTGCGTTTCAAAATCGTTTGCATACCGTCATAGTAGGCATCACCTGCTATTTGCCGGTGCCGTTCCTGGGAGGTCAACCACTTTTTGATCTCAAGCTCCAAAAACTGCTTATCTGTAATGCCCGGTACAATGTTTGCAGCCATACGGGCCTGCATTTCGATTGATGGGGAGTAAAAATTTAATGCTTTCATTTGGCTGCACCTCCTTTACTTAAAACTGTAATTCGGACCGGTGGAGTATTCCTCCAAAGCGTACCGCATAGCATCCATAAGGTGGTTAAAGTCATCTATGGGGCGGTTTAGCTTTTTGCCGGTCTTTGTGTCCGTATCCCAGGTGTAGTTGCCAATCTCGGTAAGGAAATTGGTGCACCGTGGGTGGATAAAGATTTTATAATCTTGTATAAAGTCAATGCCGTTGTTGATACTGTCCTTGCCCTTGCGTGCCCTGCGTATGTGGGCAAGCCCCAGGGCATAAAGGCGATCAATGCTTTTCGGCTCGGCACTGTCTGCCCGGATGCGCTCTTTGGCATAGCCTGCCTCTGTAACGGCTGCGGCTATATCCTCGTTGCTCATACCCGGCTTGTATATTTCATCAAATACCCAAAGGGTTTTGCTGCTTGTGTCTATCAAACCGCAAAATAAAGCGGTGGGATCGTTGGTATATCCAAAGTCAAGGCCAAACGCCGATTTAATACCGGGTGTTTTCCGCACCTCGTTAATGCTGAAAAGTCGCTCCTCCCAATTTTCATATACCAAGCCCTCAACGATGCCCCAATCACCGAGGCCGGCAACACGGTAACGGCGGGGGTTGTTTCGTTTCATAGTTTCAAACACTTTTTTATCTGCTGCATCCAGCCACTCATTGCAGGTGTAGTTGGTTGTCATTGCAAGAATATCCGGATCCGGTGCGGCATCAAAAAAGCGGTGTTTGATCCAGTGGTGCTCATTCCACGGGTTAAAGGTGAGCGTAATTTGTTTGAACAGCCCCGGCGGCACCTCGCCTCGGATGCTTTCGTCCAGGGTGTCAAAATCAGCCTCGGAGCTTATTTCGTATGCCTCCTCAATCCACAGCCAGCAAAGCACGCCAACCTCAACGGTAATGGATGTTACTTTCAGCGGATCGTCAAGTCCACGGAAAAGGATCTTTTGTCCGGTGGGCTTGTAGGTCATTTCAAGCGGGCTCTCTTTTATATCCCACCACGCATCAACGCCGAGGCGGTGTATAGCCCATTTAAGCTCCGTAAAGCAGCTGTCTTTTAATGTGCGGTATGTTTTACGCACGCAAAGCAAGTTGGCTTGTGGGTATTCCATAAGCCGTGTGATATTGTTTAAGGCCGTGGTTTTTGATTTTTTGGAGGCACGGGAGCCTTTACACACCCGGTACCTGCCCTTAAAACGCCAAAATGTGCCGTAGCCTTTGCCCACAACATCGGGGAGGCGTAGTTGTTTGGCGGTTTTAGTCCTCAAGATCCTCACCGCCGGAAATTACCACCGGTACGGCACCGCCAACATCTACCTTGTCGGTAAACAGGCCATAACGCTTGCCCAAAAGCTCTGCGGCCTTGAGGCGTTCCTTTTCGTCCGGTGGCTTTTTAATGATTTTTGCCTCGGAGCATCCGTCACCGTAGCCCTCGACAACAACCACACTTGCCTCGCTTTGCCCACGCAGCACCGAGGTAAGATACTCAATAACCTCGGTGGCCTCTGCTGTTTTCTTGCTGCTTATTTCGGCCAGTTTTTCCTCGATATAGGCTTTAATGTTAGCCTTTGCAAGCAACCTGCTGCCGTTAGCTCTTGCCACAGTGTCCTTTTTAACATTCGGGTATGCAGCCTTATACGCACGGCTTGCATTGCAATCTATGATATACTCATCCGCAAACTTTTGCTGCCTGTCGGTCATAGTGTATCACCTCGCTTTCATAGCAAAATAAAAGAACAGACAGCGGGGCTATCTGGAGGAGTAAACCCCGCCGCTGTTCTTATCCAAGGAGGCATTGCCCTTGTGGTCAATACCCGCAGTTTACATTATACACTATGTAACCCGGACATTTTGGGACATCTTTATTTTTCGCCTTTGTTTTCTTGCTCAAGGTATCTGTAAACCCTTTTACGCACGCCCTCCTCGGTATTGCCGCCGCCAACGCTAAACGCAATCTGCACCCAGGTCAAACCGTTAATAAACCGCAGCTGAAAGATCTGCCGGGTTAAGCTATCCGGTATTTCGGCAATATACCTCTCAAGGCGTGCACGCTCGTGTAAGCACTGCGTTATTTTCGCCTGGATAATCGCCTCAAGGTCAACAATCTCTGCAATGTAACGCTCAAGGCGGTTTTCAAAGCTGGGGTTTTTAGGCATACCGTCATAGTTGGGTGCTCCCGGTGCCGATGCGCTTGCCCGTAATTTCTCTAACCGTTCTTGATCTCGTTCAATTTCACGGTTAAGGTAGTATAACTGTGATAATTCTTTTAGTGTCATACTGCTGCCTCCTTTATTTTCTTGATACGGGCTTTAAGCACTTGCATCACGGTTTCGTGTGTGCCTGCACGCTCCCGTATAGTGTCAAGCACATCCTCATCAACGCACCCCTGCACAATAAGGTAATGCACATAAACCTTGTCATACGGGGAGCCCTGCCGCCACAAACGGCACTTGCCTTGATCGTTAAGCTCAAAGCTCCAGTTTGGTGTAAACCAGATAATGTGCCGGCCGCCTGCTTGCAGGTTTAACCCGTAGGCGCAGCTGCTTGGGTGCACCAGCAGCACATCAACCTTGCCGCTGTTCCAGGCATCCTCGTCCTCGGTGCCTTTATACACGCACACACGCAGCTTTGTTTTTTCAAGGGCTGCAAGGATGCGATCCTTATCGTGCTGGTAGCCGTAGAATGTAATACAAGGCTCCCCGTTTAGGCTTTCCAAAAGCTCCATATAAGCCTCAATTTTGCAATCGTGAATATGTACGGCTTTGCGGTCATTGTCATACATTGCACCGCTGCAAAACTGTAACAGCTTGCCGGTAAGCACTCCGGCGGTGTTGGCGGTTATGGTGTCCTCGTCAATGGTAAGCAGCAGATCACGCTCAAACTGCTTGTATGCTTTCATTGTCTTATCGTCAAGCACTATGGGAACATCGTGCTCGATACAAGCAGGTAACTCCAGGTAGTCCTCGGCTTTCATTGATACGCAAATATCACTTATGGCTTTAAGCACGGCCGCCTCGGCATCCTCTTTCGGTTTGTAGTCGGTAAAATGCCCGCCGTGTGTATTGGCATCAAAGTACCGTGTGCGGAATTGTGTTATATTCTTGCCCAGCCGTGCGCCCTCGTCAAGCAAATAAATCTGCGCCCACAGATCCATAAGCCCCTTGGAGGACGGCGTACCGGTAAGCAGCACAACCTTTTTGCAAAAACGCCTTACAAGTTTCATTGCCTTAAAGCGTTTGCTTTGGCCGTTCTTAAAGCTCGTGCTTTCGTCAAGCACCACCATATCAAATGGCCACGCCTGCTGGTAGTATTCAACCAGCCAGGGTATGTTTTCACGGTTTATAACATACACATCCGCAGGGGTGTTAAGTGCCTTTATACGCTTTGCAGACGATCCCAGGACCGTAACCACACGCAGATGCTTTAAGTGATCCCACTTGTTTGCCTCCTTGCTCCAGGTACCCTCTGCAACCTTTTTGGGTGCTACAACCAAAGCCTTTGCAATGTTCCACTTAAAGTATTTCAAAATGTTTATTGCCGAAAGCGTTATTGAGGTTTTGCCCAAGCCCGGACGGAGGAACAACCCAACCGCCGGATCATTTACAATACGCTCAATACAGTATGCTTGGTAATTATGCGGTTTATATTCCACCCGTTTGCACCTCCCTTACGAAAGCCTCCACCTTTTCCTTGGTGTCTATCCGCAGCACCTTAAAACCTAACTGCTTTATCAAACCGCAAACATATTCTTGCAGCTTACGCAGCTTTTTACCCGGTGCCTTTGTTTCCACAAAATATATACGCCCATACGGCACAAGCACAATGCGATCCGGTACGCCGTTTTGTCCGGGGCTCACAAACTTTAATGCCCAGCCGCCGAGATCATTTTTTACCCGGTCGCACAATTCTTTTTCAACAGTTTTTTCAAGCATCGTTTTCCTCCTTTTCTAACTTTCTCACGCGCGCACGCATAATACACGCAAACAGGCGGGTTAGGGCGTAATTTTACTCTCAAACTCTCTAATTTTATACTCTATAAGAAAAAATGTTAGAATGTTAGAAAAGTAATAAAAAGCCTTATTTTATGCGGGTTTTCGGTCTAACAATCTTTCTAACAATTAAACAAAACAATGTTTTTCCGTGTAAAAATGTTAGACGGCATTTTTCTAACAATTCTACACGAAAAACAAAATGTTAGATGCTAATTGTTAGATTTTATTAAACCCACGCTGTGTGCCATACGGGCCAAAATGCAGGGTGCCGGCAGACTTTTGCCAGCCCGGCGTTGCCGCCATTATAGCGTTAAGCTCTCTGGTGTCGGTGTTTTTCATTTCCTTAATGTTGCCGCCGAAAGCCTCGCACCAAACCTCAAGGGCGCAAATGCGATCACGGGGCACAAGGTGCAGGCTGTCGCTGCCCATTGTTACGCCGCCCCAGAACATACGCCGCTTGTCAAGCGGCCACTTGCTCCAATCGTCCGGCACTGGTCGCTCCATAAATTCACGCACGATACCCTCACGGCTGGATGCCTCTCTGTGTTCCTCTTGCTTTTCCTTGGCGGCATCCTCAATGGCGCCGGATAAGTAAAGCGGCTCACCGGCCTGCCAGCGTACATACGCCTCAGCCCACAGCTGATCTATTTCCGGATCGAGATCACGCCATACGCTTTTGGTGTGCCTCTGTTCGCCGGTGTCTATCGGCCAAAAACGGCGGTTGCCGGTGGTGTCCTGCAAGTATTCAGCGGTGTTGGTGGTACCGAAAAAGATGCAGGTGCGGGGCAGTTCCTTAACATTACGCCCATACGCCGCACGAAAACGATCCGCACGGAGGCTCAAAAACTGTTTAATGCGGCTTACATCGGTACGCCGGAAAGCATCAAGCTCCGATACCTCAACGAGCCAAACGCCCTGGAGCAGTTCGCTTGCCTCTTTGCCCTCAAAGGTGCGTATGCTGTCATTAAACCAGCCACGGCTCATTTTATCTAACAGGGTGCTTTTACCGATACCCTGCGGACCGGCCAAAATAACCATATTGTCATACTTGCAGCCGGGTGTCATAGCACGGGCAACGGCGGCGGTAAATGCCTTGCGGGTTACGGCTCTGTTGTATGCCGTATCTTTTGCGCCGAGGTAGTCTATAAAAAGGCAATCGAGGCGGGGCACACCATCCCACTTGCCCTGCAAGCCCTTGAGGTAGTCCTTTACATCGTTAAAGGCGTGGGCGTTGGAATGGAGGGAAAGAGCCCCATCCACTTTGCCGTTGCCGGAAATCTTATACACACGCTCAAGGTACCAGTAAAGCCCTTGATTATCGTTATCATCCCACAGGCGGCGTTTTTCCCGTTTATCCCACGGCAGGGAGCCGAGCACCTCACCACGGCCGGCAAATTCGTTAAGTGCAAACTTGCCTTTAAGCAGGGGATCGTGCTCCAGGATAATACGCACATTGTCAATGGTGGCCTTAACGGCACCCGTCTGGGTGTTCTTTTCAAGCAGCACCATCCAATTTTCCGGCTCCTCGCTCTCGTCAGCGGTGATGCCGTCAAAGTCCTTAACGGCACTTTCGTACCGTTCCTTACTGATAAGTGCGCCAACCTCCGAAAGCCCGCAGGCATACTCACACATAGCAAGGTAAGAGGGCAGGCGGTTGGTGGGTGAGCCTGCGGCTGCGGTATCGTCCTTATCGCCGTACTTGTGCAGGCGCACAAGGTCAAAGGCGTTTACAAGGCGGCCGCCGCAGGGATCTGTTGCGTGGTGGCTGTATAAAAATTTGCCGTCATCGTAAAGCACGGCGCCGCCCGTGGTAGAGCCTCCGAGGTATGTATATCTGCCGGGCATATTGTCAACCGGCTCATAAATACCGGGGAGCAGCTCGTCCATTGCACGCTGTATATCATAAGTGCGGCAGAACGCACCCACAACGCCGTTTTTGCCGTCCGGATCGCCTTGCTTTACTGCCAGCTTGGTAAACTGCGCCTGCCCCGGCAGGGCGGGCCACTGTGTCATATCGTGCCAATCGGCGTACTGTGCAAGCAGCCCATCGGCAGATAAAAAAGGTTTATCGCCCACAACATACACATACTCACTATCACGGCAGCAGCTCGGCCAATACATAAGGCGGCTGGGCTCAAAGGTTGTGGGATCGGCGTATTCAAGGCCTATATATTCAGCTGCTTTACGGGCGATGGGCTCGTATTCGTCAGCCGTTACCGTTCTGTCAAGTGGAAAGAGCACACGCAGACGAGGGGCAGCAGGCTGGTGCTTTCGGGTGCTGTAAACACAGTACCCACAGCCCAAACCCTCCACAATGCGGAGCACATTGTCTTTATGCCCTGCGGGTATGTTGTCAAGGTCAAGGGTGATAATATCACGCCCGGCCACATTGTTGGCCTTGCGGCGTGGTCCGTTAAGGGTACCGCCGACAAAACCGCCAATATCCTTGAGATCGTCCTGCTGTGCTTTTTTTAAGTTTAGGTATTCTGCAAGGGTTTCGGTGCCCCTTGCGGGCACTTTTAACTTTTGCCATAATTCCGATACCATAAGCGTTTGCGTGGTCCATACGGTTGCACGCCTGCTTGCACCGGAGGCTATGGCAATTTTACGATCATATTGCATAGCGGTTACTCCTTACCGCCCGCACCCACGGCGGGGGGGGCTTAATCTATTTGAAAAGCCTGCCGGTGTTACGGTCTCGCAGTTCAATACGGTTTACCACATCAAACCCGGCCTCATTGGCTATAAACTTTAATACTTTAATCAAAAAGTTTACTTTGCCCTCAAGGGCGGCATCCGCCTGCATAATCGGCTTTAAGGCACCGTATGCGGTGGGATCGGCGTAGCCCTCGCTATTGTAATAAGGGTTTTTGCTGTTGCCCATTTCGGGCACCTCCTTTGAACACAGAGGGCAAACCTGGATGCCCTCCGGAATAATCTCACCGCAAGCGGCGCATTTATCTGCATCAGCCATCGTTGTTTACCTCCTCTATGGGGCCATAAAGCATCCTGTCAATAATGCGTACCGCCTCTGCAAATGAAATTTTGGCGCAGGTTTCCATATTACGCACATCCTCAACCCAAGTGCCGCCATAACGGAGCCGTGGATTTTTCTCGGCAAGGTATAACACGGCTTTCATCGCCGTTTTTTCTTGTTCGGTCATTACTCTGCACCTCCATATAAGCTAAGGCCGAATTGTTGGTTAAAGTGCTTTTCAAGCGCTTTCTTTATTTCTGCCGCCGGATCGTTCAGTACAAGGGCGTTGGTACTAACGGCATTTTTCAAAGCGTTTTGTACTACGCTTGGCTGCAATGCTGGCCCCTCTGCCTCATCATCCGGCAGCTTTACATCTTTATCAATGTAAAAGCAGTATTGCAGTTCAAGTTGTGCGCCGGCGCTTAAACGATACCCCGGCAGGAAAGCAACCACATCTGCGGTGTCAATCATTGCAAAGCAAATACGCATATAATCTGCCTTTTGCATACCCTCCGGCATCCAGGAGGGGTTAAGCACGGTGTAACCCTTTTTTTTGTACGCCTCTGCGGCGGCATTAAACTTTGCTTTGTAATCGGGATCGCCGGTGATTTTTCCGGCTATGTATATTTTAGTTTTCATCGGGCACCTCCGGCATCTTTGCACCGCACTCCTCACAATACTTACGGCGGGGCTTTTCCCAGGAGCCCTCTGTGTTAATAACATAACCACAATGCGTACAACACCACTCATCACCACCGAGGTGTGCCCATTCTGCTCGTGCAACCTCTGCCACATTTTCTGCGGGAAAGTCGGCAACAAGTTGTTTTAATGCGGTGCGCTCGCTGAGTTGTGCATAGTATCTTTCACAACAAGGGGATGTGCTGGGGGTATCTAAATAGCGCCGCTTTGCCAAGTCCTCAAGTTCGGCAAGTTTGCCGTAAAGTTTTGATTTATCAATATATTCACTCATATTTGTTTACCTCATTTCCCCAGACATCCCAGCCCGGCGTTGTGTTCCTTGCAAAAAGCTCTATGTAAGAGTGATCCCCCCCCATCAGCTCTCGGATCTTATCTCGTGTAATATCCGGCTTTTGGGAATGGGCACGCAGCGGTGCAAAAATAAGTTGGCTTACGCTGTTGCTTGCCCTGTGGGGTTTACCCTTAACAGCTATAAGGCACGGCTCTGTATTGCCCCTGGTCCAACGCCCAAGGCCGAAAAAATAACCGTTACCACTGCGGTTTTGTTTTACCCACTGAAAGCCGATGCTTTTATACTTAAAGCCCCACGCCTCAATTACTTTCAATGCCTCTTTGAGCATAGGGTAGGTTGCCCAAAGGAAAAGCACGCAGTTGTCAGCCGCCAGATCCTGCACTGGCAGGCTGCATATATCCTCAATACGCATCGTGGGGTAGTGGTCGGCGGCATTGCCATTGCATCGCTTGTCCTGGTAACTCCACGGCGGATCTGCGTATATAACGCTGTATTTTTTATTTGGAAAAGGTATCATTGTTTGCCTCCTTTGCAGGCGGCATATCCTCCGGCAAAAGTTGAAATGCCAATAAACCGCCTTTTGTTTTCCCAACGGGCTTAAAGCCCGCAAGCTCATAAGTACGCCCCCAAGTAGGCACTCCGTGCACCATTGTTGGCTTAACTTTTTTAGTATCTATGAAAGTAATCATACCGAGGGCAGGTGGCTCACCGAAAAATGCTCGTGTTGCTGCAACCGCCTCACGGATCAAATTTGATGCAATTCCTGCGCCCTCGTTACGGAAAGCCGAACACACCCAAGCGCCAGGCCAAGCGTGTTTTACATATTCAGCAAAGGGCCACGATGTAACCCAAAGGGCTTTGCCTTTTTCGTTTTCGGCATACAGCACCAAGCAGCGCCCAGGAGGCACAAATTGTGGCGTGCCCGGCTTTTGTCGGTTATAGTGTCGGTCTGCCACATCACGAGCCTTTGGATCAGCTCTATTTGACTTTTGCCATACCATTATTTTGCCTCCTTAGAAAAACGATCCTCAAGCTCAAACACACCCCTGGGCTGCCCTTTATAGTAGCCTTTCATTGGTCGCTCAAGCACAAATTGCAGGTAACGCAGCCTTTGCCAATATTCGGGCAAAAAGTTGTATATGTTCCGCAATTCCTTGAGGTTTTTATTACAGCAGCACCAGCAGGAAACACGATCCAAAATATCATAAAGGCGTATTTTTTCTGCCTCGCTGTCGGTGTCCTCATACCAGTAAAAATGGTGATCGTAACAATATTGGAGGCACTCTGCCTCTGTCATATTCCAAAGCGTTGCAAGCGGTGCAATTTTGTAAGGCTCCAACCGTTCAAGCCTTTGCTGCTCATCTGCTGCAATTCCTATATACACGGTTGCATTTTTGCTTTTTGCGTAACGGTCAAGGGCTTTGAGCTTTTCAGTTGTACCCCAGCGGCATAAGCCGCCGCACCATCCATAACCTTTGCGATCTCTGCCTTTTACCGGCTTATCAAGCATTGTGTATAAAAATGGTTTTGCCGGTTTTAATTCGGTGTATGTAATGCCTCTCACTTTCAGCATACCGAGGACAGCGTTGCGCACATTGTATATGGCTTGAAATTCCATCCCGGTATCAAAGAAAACAACCTCGTTAAGTGGTTTATTTTCGTATATTAGCCGGAGGAGCATTGCCAAACTGTCCTTGCCCCAGCTTACAGAGGCCATATGATAAGCCATTTTTACCGCCTCCATATCGGTGAAATATAGGTAAACAGCTTTTCTGTTACCTTGAATTGGTTGCCCTTGTTTCTGTCGAGGGTGCGGGTAAAGGGCTTTTCCCACACGCACACAAAGTCCGGCGGGGCAGTCTGCTCACTTATGTAAACGGTGTGCCCGGTATCGGCAAGCAAACGCATTGCCTGCCAAAACTCTGCGCTGTTGAATTTCTCGTTATTGTAACCGGTGGTATTGTCATACGGTGGATCCGCATACACAACAGCTCCCGGCGGTATCGGTACTTGTTTATAATCACCGCAGAATATCTCGGCACCGCCGAGCGTTGCCATATCTTTAAGCAGTGATCGCTTGCTTTGTGCGGCATAATTTGTGCCGCCCTTATTTCGTGCATATCCTCCAAACCATTTGCCGCCAAAGCTGCACCCAAAGCCAACAAAACCTGCAAGCACCGGATCTGCATCCTTGTCGGCCCTTATGGCCTGGTACTGCTCCTCTGTTATCGTTTCCGGCAGTTCATAGCCCGCCTGCACACCTCTTAACATAGCAATCAAATACTTGTGCTTGTCATTCAGTATAATGCGGTCATAGCCGGTAACTTTGCTTTCAACGGAGCAGCTACCACAGAAAAGGCTAACAAAGCAAGCCCCCCCCGTAGCGTTGAGGATCTGCGCCAAAGGTGTTGCTATACGGCTCTTGCCGCCTTGGTATCTCATTGAACGCTCCCCCCCCGTTAAGGGTGTTATTTATAATTTCGGCTATGTAGCGGGCTATGCGGCTTTTGCCTCCCATATACTGCATAGCCGAGCCTCCTTTTTATTTTTCACAAATTGATAATAGGGCTTTTAACCCACGGGCGTTTTGATAGCCCATTATTTTTCCTGTGCCGGCCCAAAACTGTATGAGCTGGTTGTCCGATTTTCGCCAGCAATGAAAGTGCCCTGTATTTTGATTTTTTAGCTCGTATTTAATGCCTCGCTGTTCTAACATCTTTGCAGCATAGGCAATACGATCTGGTGTTTTTGCAACCCTTTTACGGTGTTGTTCCTTGCAATACTCCTTGTAGTAATCAAATACCTCGCGCATATCGCCCATAGCCGAGCCCTCCCTTAATTATTGTTTGTTAATTCACAGGCCATCTCAAAGCCCAATCTAAAACACTCTATACCCCAGGCATCAATGAGGGCAAAGGGCGTTTTATCCTGCGGGGGGGGCTGTACCCGTTCATAATCGGGATCGTTTATTCTATCAGTTGCCCCTCTATAAAGAGTGCAAAGTGCAGCGTATTCCTCCGGATCCCGTTCTTTCAATGTTGCCATATCGGCATACCTCCTTGCATTTAATCTTTCTTAAAGAATTTACCAACCCAACCATCGGCACCAAGGGGCAAGCCCGGAGCCCACGGAACAGGGCGGCTCATTATTTCAACCGTTTTTGCAAGCATTGCCTCGTTATCTGCAAACGGTCTTATATCAATTACCACCTCATCGTGTATGTGGAATATAACCGGCAGCCCTGCTGCCTCCAGGTGTTCAATAGCCTGTGCCAGACAATCACGGGCGATGGCTTGCACACAATTCTCCACGAGCTTGCCGCCGTAGGTTTCGATGCGTTTCCATTTCTTTGTGGTCTGGTCCATACCCATATACGATATTGAGGGGTTGCCCCATTGGTTTACGCCTATTTGCGGGGCATTGTAAAACAGTTTTCTGCCACTTGGCAGCGTTATTGTCATATAGTCGGTGCCTTGTGTTGCATCCCATTCGTGGGCAAGTATAATACTGCTTACGCCCACGCTGCCGCCCTGGGTGATAACCTGCACGGCGGCGGCATCCACCTTGTACCACAGATCCCTTATGCGTTTGTTGGCATCACGCCAACGGCTCACAATATCGGGCAGATCCTCCTCCGGTATGCCCATATCAAGTGCACCCATATTGATAAGTGCGCCGGTGCTGCCTTGATAACCGAGGGCCAATTCCGCAACCTTTCCTTTTTGCCGGAGGGCATATTCGGGGTTGCCCTTTTTTATAAGGTCAATGGGCACGCCGAACATCTGCGAGGCTGATGCCTCGTATATTTTGCCGTGGGTGCGGAAAACCTCAAGCCTCCACTCCTCACCGGCAAGCCAAGAAATAACACGGGCCTCAATGGCTGAAAAGTCAGCATCAATCAGCACATTACCGGGTGCGGCAATAAACGCGGTGCGTATCAGCTGTGAGAGCGTGTCCGGCACGCTGCCGTAAATGAGCTTTAAGGCATCCAGCTTACGCCCCTTTACGAGGTCACGGGCAAGCTCCAACGGCTCTGTATAGGTACGGGGCAGGTTTTGCACCTGCACCAAACGCCCTGCCCAGCGGCCCGTGCGGTTGGCGCCGTAAAACTGTAAGAGCCCACGCACACGCCCATCCTGGCACACGGCCTGCTCAATGGCATCGTATTTTTTGGTGCTTGTCTTGCCGAGCTCCTGCCGGATCTCAAGCATACGCTGTACCTCCGGGCTGTTATCGTCACGGGCAAGCATTTTGGAAACGGTGTCCTTGCGGAGCCCGTTTATTTCCTCGCCGGTTTCGCTTTCAAGCCAAGATGCGAGCTGCTTTACGCTGTTGGGGTTACTTAACCCGGATATTTTCACAGCCTCGGTTGTAAGGGTGTTGCGGACCGTTGCCCCAAGCTCAAGGGCGCCCTCAACCATCCCCATATCAATAGCAACGCCTCGGCTGTTTATAATAAGATCCGTTTCCCATTCCTTTTGCACAAAGTCCGGTACGGGTACCGCCGAAAGCCTGCGCTCAATTTCCATTTCAGTTGTAACATCCTGGCGGTTGTACTCTTTGAATAACTCCCAACGCTCCGGTGCGTGGTGCGGGTAGTTCCGTGTTCTGCCGCCATTTGCCTTTGATGGGGCGCACGGTACGCAGAAATAGCGTATAAGGGCTTTGCCGGTATTCAGCTTGCGTTTATCCTCCGGCAAGCCCAACGCCCTGCCTGTGGCATCCAAGCCTGCTGTATAGCCTGCATACAAGCCGTGGAACATTGTGCAACGCCACTGCGCCGGTGGCAGCTGCCTGCCCATATACCGTGACAGGCAGCCCCACTCAAAGGGCGCATTGTATGCGTGTTTTAAGCACTGCGGATCAAGCAACGCCTCGGCAACCCACTTGGGGAGTGTTTCGCCCTGGACAAAATCACAGCAGACCGGCTCCGCACCGTTAAGGGAGTAGGCAAAGAGGAGGATCTCAAAGTCGGGGCTTTGTATGTACTTTTGGGCACCGGCTTTTTGTATCGGCACGCTTGAAAATGTTTCAAGGTCAATACTTAAATGATCCATACTCTTTTACCTCCTTTACCGTAGCGGATCCATCGTTTCAAACATCGTGATCGTGTTATCTGTGTTTACCCCTCTTGTTTCAAGCTCCGAAAGCATAGCCGCATAAAGCGGTGTGCTTTTTACATAGTCCACAAGTTCCTCCGCCGTAAGGCTCGTAACATTGTGAATTGAAAGAATACGGGGATCCTGCGGGTTGGGTACCCACACAGCGGCATCTCGGCTGTTACGCTCAATATCAATAACGAGCATTGCCTGCGTGCGTGTGGGTTTCTGCAACAGCATTTTTACGGTGTTTAACAGGTGCGATGTTTCCATATCGCACAAGCGGATCGCCTCGCCTCCAGCGGTGATCCAGTATTTTGTTTCATCAAAGCGGGTTTTCATATTGTTTGCCTCCTTGTTGTTTTGCTTTTACCAGGGCTGCCCTGTGATCGGGTTTACCGCCGGACGGCTCTGCGGCTGTGCGGGTGCCGCCTGGGGCTGTTGCGGTGCAGTGTACGCCTGCTGGGGCACAATAGGGTTATACTGCGGCTGGAAAGCCGGAGCAGCGGGCTGTGCCTGCGGATAACCGGGAACGGCGGCCGGCTGTGCAGTAAAGCTCTGGCCGAGCCCCTCAAAGTCGCTGGCTGCGGATGCACCACCGGCAAGAGCCTCACCGTCACGGGTTTTAAGCACATTGCCGAGGCCGCAGCCCACGCCCCTGCTGCCTGCTGTATCATAGGTGAAAAAGTTAATAGTTACACGGGCGTACATACCGCTGTAAATATCCGAGGGGGCAAGCTCACAATCAAGGTTGTCAATGCCGACAACCTGCGGCTTGCCCTTGGTGCTGGCGGTCAGCACCCAATGCCCTTTGCACTCATCGCCAAACAGCAAGCCGGACGGACGGAGCCCGTCACCATCGTGCACAATCTGCTTGGGTGTGGGGTGCTTGCCCGCCCATTTGCTGGCTACGCCGGCCTCATACGCCGCCTTAATAGAGGCGTTGATGTCGGCAATGGTTGCGGCATCGGTTTTGGGGATAAGCAGCGTAACGCTGTATTTGGGCTCACCGCCCTGCTGGGGTGCTCTGGGGGTGGTGAGGTTGACATAGGAAAGCCTAACCTCGCCGGTTAATACCTTGGTTGCAATGTTCTGGTACATAATTCTTAAACTCCTTTATTACATTAAATTTCATTCGGTGCATTGTTTGCATTTGGTGCCTTGGTTGTTTCCATAAACTGCTTGAGCCCTACCTCTACCAAGCCGAGGTACTCAAGCACCTGTTTGAGGGTTTCGGTGTCGCTTGCTTTAATAGTGGCAGGATCACCGGCAAACGCCTCTATAATTTCGTGTGCAGCTTTGCTAACCTTTTTGCCCTGCTGAACGATACGCACGCCGAGCTTTATTTCCTCCGGTGCATTGCTTTCAAGCATTATTTCGGCTAACATATCTGCCAGCATATCGCTGGCCTGGCTGCGGGCTTTCATTTCCTCAAGTCCACGGGGGGGGGGTTACTTTCGTTAAACATTGTTGTTTGCCTCCTTGTAATCATTAAAAATGGTTTTTGGTTTTAAGCATTTCATAACAGGCTATTATTTTGCCCCAACGCTCAAAATTGGTTTTACACCGCTTTACCTCATTCAGCATTTTGCGGTTTGCTGCCTCCACGGTCCGCTTTTGTTGTGCGGTAAGGTCATAGCGGAATTGTGTGCTGATGTATTCGTCTTGGTACCGTTTGCTTGCAGCCTCCCAAGCCTCTTTTGCCTTGGCTTGTTTCTGCGGTAGGTATGTACCCAGGGTGCTTATGGTTTCCTCATTCCTCCAAGGCTCCTGGAATACATACCCAAGCAGTTTTTTTTGTTTGGCAAGCGGCGTTGTGCGGTTAAAGAACGGATCAAGGTTTATCTGCATTGTGCAGTGTTCCACCAGCACGGTTATTTGATTATTCATCCGTTATCCCGGCAAAGTCTGCGGCGGCAGGGTTGTAAGCCTCCCGCTTATCCGTAAGCAATGCAAGGGTGGGCTTTCCAATGGGCTTTACCACAAAGCTGCCGAGCTTGTCCGCAAATTCGGTTTTGCCCATAAGTTTCTCAAGCTCCGTAAGTGTTTTGGGCTTGAGGTCATACAAGAGTGATTTATCATACCCGGCGGCAACAGCAGCATTAAGGGCGGCCTCCGTGTCCGTAAAGGTGCGGTTGTTCCTGCCTGCAACGGCTTTCCAGCCGGGAATTGTGCCGCCTTTGAGAATAGTGCCGAGGGCATATTCCTCAAGGTCCTTGTACCACTTTACAAGCTCCTGGCCTCTTACAAGCAGATCGCCAATTTCGGCATCCGTAAGCACGCCCTGCCCAAAGAGGGGCGGCTTTTCAGCGTTCTGCGGTACGCAGTCCTTAAACTCCTCAAGTGCGGTGTTTTGGTCTGCACGGGCTTTGCATTTCGCTTTGCCACGGCAAAAGCGGCAATGCTCACCGGGGCAAAATGCCCCAAGCCCCATATAAGCCTTTGCGGCAATAGGTTTGATACTTTCGCCCCAGGCAAGCAGCTCCTCAACCGTTATGGTTTCGCTGCTCGGCTCCGTCTGGATGCGGGGCTGGTCTATCGTCATACAAACCTTTTTGATACTGCCGCCATAAACGGGCTTGTACCGTTTCAAAGCACCGAGGGCATACAACCGCATTTGCGGGTTGTTTTCGGCCGATACGGGCACGCCCTTGCCGTGCTTGTAGTCGGTAATGCTCAAGGTATCACCGCCGATCATAATGCAATCGCAGGTGCCAAAGCCCTCCGGTACATATTCGGCAAAATCAACCTGCACCTCGGCGGCCACATTCGGCTTTGCGTTATATTGCATAGCCCTTTCGGTAAGGTGCTCCAGGTACAGATCCGAGGTCTTGTCCATCTCGTCCTGGTAAAGTGGGTTTTCTTTCAGCTTTTTAAGCCTCGTGGTATAAGTGCGTGGCTTAATCTGCGTGGTAAAGTGTTTAATAACTTTCAGCTCACAAATAGCGTGAGCCAGGCGGCCCTCCTCCGCATATTCCGATGTGTTTTCCGGGAATTGCTCCTCAAAGCGAGGGGCGGCGGTGCAACGCAACCAACGGGCTGCGGAGGATGCCGACAGCAGAGCGTGTTTTTCCGGTGTTGGCATTGTTATCCCTCCTTAAATTGCTGCGCCCAGGGCTCTTAATTCGTTTGCAACGGCTCCGTAGCTTTCGGGTGCAAGTTCTGTAAGGCTTGCCACGCCAAACTTGCCGAGCAGCCCCATAAGCTGATCCATCTTTCCGGCATCAATAAGCGCCGAGCCTGCGGTTGCAATCATATCAAGCGTGTACTGCGGTGCAGAGGTCGGAACGGCGGGAGCCGGTGCCACATTAGCCGCAGGTGTTACGGCGGGAGCAGGCGTGGCAACAGGGACCGTGGGGGCAATCGGGGTTGCCGTCTGGGCAGGTGTCGCACTCAAAGGTGCACCAGGTGCCTGTGCGGGTGCCGCTACCGGTGCAGGGGTAGGGTTTACCGGTGCCGTAGGTGTTGCGGGCTGTGCGTTAGCGCCAACGCCCATATTGATGGTGCCCACATTGTCAATGTGCTTGTTGTCTGCGCCAAACTGGTTACAAACGGTGTGCGGGTTTTTGCCGTCAAGTGCGGCGGCAATGTTGTTGAGCACCGCCATAAGGTCTGTGGCAGCCGTGATCGTTACTTTCATTTCTAACATTGGTGTTAGCCTCCTTGGTTATGTAAATTTTATTTGTTTGACAATCGCATTTTTCGCCGGGATCGAGGTTTGCACCGCAATCCGGGCAGGTGTGGTAATAAGCCATTACTGCTGTACCTCCAGCACTCCGAGCCACTTTTCGTATAGCTCCATAATGGCTCTTGAGTACGATGTACTGTATACACCGGCATCCCAAAGCCTTTTTGCTCCGGTGCGGCCGCAGTTATATGCCATAACCGCCAGCCCCTCATCACCGTAACGGGTTAGGTTTTCACCGAGGAGCATTACGCCGGCCTCAATGTTTCCCTCATAGGTAAGGGGATCAATGCCCTTGTTACGCAGGTACTCAAAATTACAGCGGTTAATCTGCATAATGCCGTGATCGTCTGTCCTGCTTTCGGCATCCGGGTTAAAGCCGCTTTCTTTTTCTGCCACGGCCAAAGCCAGGGCAAAAGGTACATCGTACTTTTGGCAGCTTTCATACATTACTTTTTGCAAGTCATAATCAAGCGACAGCCCCGGCACACCTTTTGGGGTTTCGGCGGTGCTTGTGAGCTCAATTACTTTTGCTGTGGGCTCATCCGCACGGATCTTGGCAGCAATCTGTGAGCTTTCTGTTATGTCTGCTTGTCCGGCGGGTGTGTGGCTTGTAAGGTGATACCCAAAGAGCGTGCCGAGGGCAAATATTACAAGCACAATGCCGATAATTACAAGCCACGCAATACGGTTGTTACGCTGTCTTATTTTTCGTTTCCGTATGGCGGCAAGTTCACGCTCTTTGGCTCTCTGTTGTTCGGGTGTCATTGTTCGCCATCCTCCTTTTCAGCCGTTTCCTCAAGGCTGTTTAACAGCATTACGAGGGAGGTGTACCTTTCTTGCTTTGGAAAACGCCGCCCGGTTTCATAAGAGCGCAAAACCTCAACACTTATGCCGCTTATTTTTCCGAGCTCTTGCAGGCTTATGCCCGTTTTGGCTTTTACCCGTGTAATTCTTTCGGCAATGTCGGAGGTGTCCGGTCTTACGGATGCACCGGTTGCAATCTGGGGAATATCCCAACCGCCTTTTGATAAAAGTGCAAGCACGATGCCCAGCCGTTCACTCTTGCAAGTGGCAATAAGTCTGGCAGCCGAAAGGTAATCATCTGGGGAGAGTAACCTCATCGGTGCAACGGTATCATCGTTTTTCAAAGCCATACCGGCTGAATACACGCCCGTTTTGCGTATCATAGGCAAAACGCTTGATGTAACCCACCGCTTAAACTCTTTTGCGGATGGCAGCTTGCTTGTAAGTATCAAGCTGTATAACCCGCTTTCGTTTATAAGTACCGGCTTTGTTTCTCTGCCGTTGGTGTCGCAAATTGCTACCCCCGTCAGCTTGTCCTCGCTGTCAACCCTCTTTGCCAGGGCATCCCTTGTGTTGGCGTAGCCCAAAATGCTTGCCACATCCCTGCCTACAAAATAGGGGATGTTTTCAATGGTAATTGAGCGTATTTCGCCAAACTCCGCATTGCTGAATGTTTGCAGCTCATTCATTTTGTTTTACGCCTCCTTGTCTTTTGCCTCGCCTTTTAAGGCTTTCAAGCATTGTTTTTTGTGCAAGCTCCGCATCGTACCCGGCACGGCCGTTGGCATCAATCTCTCCTGTGCTGCCTCGGTTAAGCTCCCGGTAAATCGTACTGATATGCACGCCGAGTGTGTCCGCAATATCCGGCAGGGCTGCACCTGCGTTGTACTGTTCCTCAAAATGTTTCCTATCCTCGTAGGTAAAATATTTGCAAGTGATAAGGTTTCCCTCCTTTCCGTTTTTCGGCCAAAAAAAATAATGTGCGAAAGGCAATAACCTTACGCACATTTAGGTGTGTTGTTGAGGCTTTTACCTTTCGCACATATTATAAAACTCTTTTATTGTGTACTTTTTCGGAAGTTTGTATTGACTTTATCGCGTTTGTATAATATAATATAGTTGATATAAAATTCCGGAGGCACACGCTGTGAAGAAAACGGTGGCAATGCTTGAAAAAGAGCGGAAACGCGCTCTCATACCTTTCTTCGTCATGTGCGCCTTCATTGCACTCGCCCTCGCCCTTTGGCAGTTTTCTGTTCCTGCGTCGGTCATGTCAGCCGTTGTCGGCGTGCTTTTCAACGTTGTCTGCGGCGGCAGAATGCGAAAAAAATACGTTTCGGCATATAACTCCGTTTCCCGCGGAATGCTCCTTGAGCAGACATACGGCGGCATCGACTTTGACCCGTCGCGCGGCTTTTCGGAGAAGGAAGTCGCCTCAGCCGGCATAATGAAGCCGTGGAACGGCTTTGACAGCAAAAACGGCTGTACCTGCAAAACGGGAAACATCGCCTTTGCACTGGCTGACCTGTCACTGAAATTTCCCGAAACCGACGAAGAGCCTCCGTTTGACGGCAAATGGACGGTATACAGATACAATCTCGCCTTCAGACATCCCGTGCTGGTGCGGCAGAAGGGCTTTTCCGCCGCGAAAGTGACGGGCAACCTTCTTTCCACCGATATTCCGATGCAGAAGCTCCATACCGGGAACAGTATGTTCGACCAGTCTTTTTCGGTGTACGCCGGAGACGCACGGTCCGCGCTGTCGGTGCTGACACCGCCGGTCATGACCGAGCTGATGAAACTCCGCGAAGCGTCGGGGGGCAAGCCTGCCCGCGCG